CCGGGCCTGACAAGGCGGATTTCCACAATTGGAATCTACGATATGGAAAAAGATGAAGAAAAGTTGTTCTTTTCCCTTGACACACCACGCGAGACGTGTTATATTTATTGTGTTGGAGAGAAAAGGTTGCTTGAAGACGGTGCTCTTCATAAGAACATCGTCGAGCAAATGAAGGGTAAAACAAATGATGAGACTGTGGATGTTTCATTTGGAGTTTTTCCCACCAACTATGAAAATGACTATGGTTATGTTTTAGCACATAGTCCAAACATTCAAAGCTAGCAGAACGGGATATTTGCTGTTCTGACTTTAACATAAATAGGAGAAAAGAAAATGGCTATTGATCTTGATAAAATGCGTGCCAAGCTAACGGCACTTGAGAACCGAGGCGACAAGAGGGATTCTGCCTTTTGGCGACCGGAAGACGGCGAACAAACCGTTCGTATCGTTCCGACCGCCGATGGAGACCCCTTCAAGGAGTATTGGTTCCACTATAACTTGGGTAAGAACCCTGGATTCCTCAGCCCGAAGCGTAACTTCGGCACGGATGACCCGCTGAACGATTTCGTTCGCCAGTTGTTCAATGAGGGAACCGAGGGCTCCATTAAGCAGGCGAAGGACCTTATGGCTCGTCAGCGCTTTTTCGCTCCCGTCATTGTACGCGGAGAGGAGGAGAAGGGAGTCCGGATTTGGGGATTTGGCAAGATGGCCTATCAGGAGCTTTTGAACCTTGTTCTTAATCCTGAATACGGCGATATTACCGATACCGAGACCGGTACAGACCTTGTTATCAAGTATGGGAAGCCCCCTGGCGCCCAGTTCCCCCAGACGACCATCACACCGCGTCGTCGGTCCAGCCCCTTGTGTGAAGACACGATGGGCGGTTCCGAGAAGTGTGCTGAGTGGCTCGAAAACATCCCCGAGTTCGACGGGCTCTTCACTAGGAAGACTCCCGCTGAAATCCAGGGTATGCTTGACGAGTGGCTCGCAGGTGAGGATTCGGCTGGTGAGGATGTTGTCAAGTACGACAACAAGGGCACCACAACGAGCGTTGACAGCGCTTTCAAAGAACTAATGAACGCATAAGGAGAATAAATATGTTTAATTTCATTAATCGTGATCACATCTATGGACTGGTGATCGGAGCCGCTTTTGCCGGCGCAGTGCTATTCTTTGCCGGTTGTAAGACCGACAAGGACGCAGACACGGCAGATTCGGCAGAAGAGACTACCACAGAGGAGACTACGACCCCCACGACCCCCACGACTGGTACGACTGGTACGACTGGTACAGCCCCCACCGACACTGGTGAGGACACGGGCCCGTCGGACACGGGCGCTAGTACCTGATGTACGACCCGCAGGAAGGCATGGGGTTACAGATGCCTTCACTTTTTAACAAATAAGGAAACTAAAATATATGAGTGAAAATGACAATTACAATAATGTATTCATTATTGGTGGGCTAGCCGCCCTTAGTGCCGGCGTCATTGGTTTTTTCGCTATGTCGAATTATAATAGCTATAATAACGATGTGGTGAAGGATGAGCCTAATAACATTGAGGTAACCGAGGATACTACTCCCGTGAATCTCATCAAGGACGAGTCCGCGGACGAGATTATCGAGGCAGCTAAGAAGGCCACTGTCGAGGTCCGTGCCAACAACCCCAACGAGATTGTTGTGATTGGTGGCGAAGAGACTAACGAAGCAGCAATCCACACACAGGTCAATGAGGCCGTGAAGAACGCTGAAAACGAGGAATAATTCCCCCGACCGCAGGGGGGCATGGGTTTACAGATGCCCCACCCATTTTTAATCGGAGGAAAATTGAGTTTATATAAGAAGATCAGATCACTTGGTGTCGAAGACGATGCCACTGTGACTTTTAGTTACGAAGACGGTGCAGAGGTTTTTCATTTTAATGAAACACACGTTGAAACCGCAATGAGCCAGACTGGCTTTGCCACCACCCTTGCAGAAGCTGTCGCAGACGGTTTCTTATACAAGAATGGCAACGAGATTCTTGATGAGATGCGTGAAGAGGAGCTTCTCACTGATTATGACCGAGGCGATGAGTCCTTTATTGAGTTCATTGCCGAGGTTATCGAAAACGAGCACTGGAACTATTGTTGGTTTGAGCATTCTACAGAGAAGTATGACCACAAGCGCGGATATACCGAGCTTTCGGCCGAGTTTGCCGTTCCTTTATCAAGCCTCAAAGACGAGACCTACCCGCTACCCGGCTGGAAGGCATCAGTCCGGACGCCAAATGGCAACTTGACTCTGGAGCGCTAATGGCAAAGGCCAAGAAGCAAAAGGCAGGAAAGCTTTCTATCGCTGACATGCGAAAGCTTGTCAATAAGAAAGCAGGTATTACGGTAGCCCACGATTTAGGTGGCTCTAACCCCACAGAAGTCAAGGAATGGATTCCGACCGGCTCGCGCTGGCTGAACTCCATCGTTTGCCGCGGCAAGTATGCTGGTATACCGGTTGGAAAAATCAGCGAGATTGCCGGCCTTTCGGCTTCTGGCAAGTCCTATATGGCGGCTCAGATCGCAGGCAACGCCCAGAAGATGGGGATTGACGTTGTTTATTTTGATTCTGAGTCTGCCGTGGATCCTGATTTCCTGGCCAATGCCGGATGTGATGTAGAAAACCTACTTTATATCCAGGCCCAGTCAGTTGAGTTTGTTTTAGAAACTATTGAGGAGCTTTTAGCCGGCAACGAAAACCGAATGTTATTCATCTGGGATTCGCTCGCCATGACGCCAGCCATTTCTGATATTGAGGGCGATTTCAACCCCCTGTCCAGTATGGCTGTCAAGCCTCGTATTCTTTCAAAGGGTTTTGCCAAGCTTGTGGTTCCGATTGCTAACTCGCAGTCAACCTTGCTTATTCTAAACCAGTTGAAGACAAACATCACAAGCAACATCGCAGAAGCCCGTTTGGAGCCCTATTTCACCCCCGGTGGAAAGGCTGCTATCTACGCCTACTCTCTTCGCATCTGGCTAACAGCCCGTCGAGGAAAGGCGAGCTTCATCTACGACGACAAAGGCTTCCGTGTGGGCACAGAGGTCAAAGCGAAGATTAAGAAATCTCGTTTCGGCTCCGACGCCCGTGAGTGTACTTTTAAAATCATGTGGGCCGGCGAAGATGTGAAGATTCAAGATGAAGAATCATGGCTTGAGGCGATTAAGGGCTCTAATCACCTCACGAACGCAGGTGCCTGGTTTACTCTTGCTTATGAAGACGGTTCGGGTGAAAAGTTCCAGACTGCCACTTGGATGAAAAAACTTGAAAATGACAAATTCCGAAATAGAATTTTGCAGATCATGGAAGAAGAAGTTATTCTTAAGTTTGAGAAGAAAGAGGTTGATGCTAAGGAATTCTACGACATTGATGGTGAAGCCGACGCTTGACATCTTTTGGACTTGACTTGCGCCCCCTTTCGTGGTATATTATATATACGTGAGGGGGCGTTCTTGTGAAGATCGAAGGAAGACATAAGCGTTATGTTGGTTTGGCAAAAAAGCTTGCCAACAGCTCGATATGTCCCGATCATAAACACGGCGCCGTCCTTGTCCGCGGAGGGTCAGTTATAAACTGGTCAACCAACCGCAACCGAGTCCAGCGATGGGCTCAAAAGTTTCGTGCTCACGGCTGTGGCCACGCAACCCATCACGCAGAACTTGGCGCCATCCTCGGCATTGCCCGGGAAAAAACACAAGGCGCCGATGTATATGTCGTCAGGGTAAATAAGAGGGATAACCTCCTTCTTTCAAAGCCCTGCCCGATGTGCGAAGAGGTTCTTCGTCATGTCGGCGTTAAAAGGGTGTTTTACTCTGTTGATGACGACACCATTGAATGTTATAGAGTTTAGAGGGGAAAGAATGAATCGCGTAGTAGTAATCGACGCACTTAATATGTTCATCCGGAATTATATCGTAAATCCGATGATTTCGACAAACGGCAACCCGATCGGCGGTGCTGTCGGCTTTGTTAACTCCGTCAAGAAGTTGATGCGAGAGACCAAGCCCGACCAAGTGATCATTTGCTGGGATGGCTCAGGAGGCTCTCAGAAGCGCCGTACAGTCGTCAAGGAGTACAAGCAGGGTCGTAAGCCTCTGCGGAAGAACTACAAGATAGAGGGCATGTCTGAGCAGTCAGAGAAGGAGAATATGGTCTGGCAGCAGCGGATTCTTATGGAGATGCTGAACGAAATGCCCATTATGCAGCTTGTGCTCGATCGAGTCGAGGCAGATGATATTATTGCAATGATCACTCAGTCTCCAAGGTATAAGGGCTGGCAAAAGGTCATTATCTCGTCGGACAAGGACTTTCTGCAACTCCTCGACGAGGAAACCGTCCTCTATCGACCCATCCAGAAGAAGGCTTGGACAAAGAAAACAGTTATTGATGAGTACGGTATTTCGCCCGAAAACTTCGTTATTGCCCGCGCTATTGCTGGCGACAAGTCCGATAATCTCGCAGGTATCAAGGGAGCCGGCTTGAAGACCATTTCCAAGCGCCTCTCCTTCCTGTGCGAAGATAAGATGCACACGCTTGACAAGGTTTACGACCATTGCGCCAATGTGGGCAGCAAGCTCAAGTTTTTTGAAAGAATTGTAGAGGGCTGGGATACCATTGAGACAAACTACAAAGTAATGAACCTCACTCCTCCGAGCATCTCAGTTCAAGGACGCCAGAAGATCAACTATATACTAGAGAACTTCGAGTTTGAACTGAACGGCACTGGCCTGAAATGCTGCTCTGTGGAGCACGGCTTCGGTTCTTATGATTGGACCGAACTTATGGCGATGCTCCGAGGAATCGTCGAGAAAAATAAGCAAGTTGCTTGACACGAGCGCCTGTTTAGGCTATATTAGAAACACGGGGGGAATATTTGGGCAAAGAAGCACCGAGCTTTAGTAAATTTGGTAAAGACTTTCAAGAATCACTATGTCAGATGATTCTTCAAGATCGACCATTCGCAGATCAGATTATGGAGGTTCTGGATATTGGATTTTTGGAACTTCACTATCTTCGGGTATTTGTGCAGAAGATTTTTGAATATCGAGAGGAATACAGCGTCCACCCGACATACAAGATTATGATTTCCATTATCCGTGCGGATATTGAGGGCGAGAACGCACCCACACAGAAGCAGTTGCGAAACTATTTTGCTCGCATTCATAACTCCCAGGTGAGCGGCTCCGACTATATTAAGAGCACCGCCCTTGACTTTTGCCGCAAGCAAAAACTCAAAGAAGCGATGATCAAGTCCGTTGGTCTGCTTCAAAGGTCTTCTTTCGATGAGATCGCGAAGATTATCAACGACGCCATCAAGTTGGGAGACCACACTGATCACGGCTATGACTATGTGAAAGACTTCGAAAGAAGGTTCGAACTCAAAGCCAGAAACCCCATTTCAACCGGTTGGTCCGAAATAGACGATCTATGTAAAGGTGGCCTCGGCAAAGGTGAACTTGGTGTGGTAATCGCCCCCACAGGAGCAGGAAAATCGATGGCTCTTGTCCACTTGGGCGCCGCGGCCCTAAAGCAAAAAAAGACCGTTATTCACTATACTCTTGAGTTGGGCGACACCGTTGTCGCAAACCGCTATGACTCGTGCCTGACCAAGATCCCCCTCGGCCAACTTCACTCTTTCAAAGAAGAAATTTATGAGCAGGTTCAAGATTTGGAGGGGACTCTAATTGTAAAGGAATTTCCCACCAAATCCGCCTCTACTCGCACTCTAAAGACCCACTTGGAGAAGTTGCGAATGCGCGAAATTCTCCCCGATATGGTCATAGTCGACTATGGTGATTTATTACGACCTATTTCGAGCAAAAGTGAGAAAAGACACGAACTGGAATCTATTTATGAAGAGATGCGTGGTTTGGCAAAGGAATTTAATTGTTGCCTTTGGACCGCCTCTCAAACCAACAGGTCTGGTCTAAATGCGGAAGTCATCACAATGGAATCCATCTCGGAAGCTTTCAACAAGTGTTTCGTATCAGACTTCATTTTTTCACTTTCGAGAACCATAGAAGACAAACAGGCCGACACCGGCAGATTCTTCGTTGCGAAGAACAGAAACGGGCCTGATGGCTTGGTATTCCCAATTTCCATGCACACGGCGAATGTACAAATAGACGTTTTGACCCCAACAGGCACCGAATCGGCCGTAATATCAACAAAAGACCAAAGTGAAATTTTGAAAGAGAAGTACAAGAAATTTAGAAAACAACAAAAGGAAAAGGGAGCATAAATGGAATTAGCATCAGAGATTTTATCAGATATCACGGTACATATGAAGTACGCAAGATATCTACCGGAAGTTTATCGTCGTGAGGCATACACAGAGTTGGTAGATCGCAATAAGGCGATGCACATTAAGAAGTATCCTGAACTCAAAGACGAGATCGAGGCGGCTTATAAATTTGTATATGAGAAGAAGATTCTTCCTTCTATGCGCTCCATGCAGTTCGGGGGTAAACCGATAGAGGTCGCGCCTAACAGGATATTTAACTGCGCGTTTATGCCCATAGACGACATCCGCGCATTCGGGGAGGTTATGTTCCTCCTATTGGGAG